TACACGACGAAGGAAACCTTGTAAGAATACAGGGAGACCTCCTGAACGCCGGAAACCGGCAAACAGGCTGGAGTCGACCTTGCCTAGGTCAAGACTTTTTTGGAAGTCCTTTCCAAAGCGAGGTAGGGTAATCGTGAGAAACGACAACCCCTCGTGTTCGTACCGATCCGTGAATGTCTTTATATCACGGTCCGTGCTAGTGCAGCATCTGTTGCCCAAATCATTGAGCAACACTTTCCAGAGCAACGTAAGGCTTTTCATAGTCCCCATTTCTAACGAAGTGGTAAGGCTATCCATAGCCAAGCAGCGCTCTTAGGACAGAAACTATGCGACCCTAAACGAAGTCGCCACGCTCCCGCTTAATTCTCGTTTCCGAGAATCTTCGTGATGAGCGCGCCAGAAGAGGCAGTAATCTGGGCCAGAAACCCATCAATTACCTGCTTCTGCTCGGTCACCGTGTATCCTACCGGTGGGACATCGAACACCACGTAAGCACTCATAGAGTACTTCGCATTGATCGATGTCTGGAACGGGTCAGCCGCAACCTTGTTGTGGTTGATCCGAAGCATGTGTCGGTTTCGCTTTCCCTTCTGATGGGAAACGATCTCCGACACAAGCCCATCTGCCGACTCGAACTGACCCGACGTAAGCGTCGAACCAGTGCGAGGCAACGAGATGGCCACCGCGTTGATAGTAACTGTCTGATCTGCGAGTGCCATTTGGCATTGCTCTTTCTAGTAAAGAGGGTGAGTACGCCTTTGTCTCACCCAAGGTTGAAGGACCTTTGCATGATGTGCAGAGGTTTTACTTCCCACTAGAATCTAGTGATTCCAATGGCCGCGAGGATGGCTTTCTGATAGTCTGAAAGACTACCATAAGTCAACCCGAAGCCATACGGTGTCGCCCGAATTCTACGCTTCTTGTGGACTTTTATGCCCATATCAGGACAGCGTTGAATCGGCGTCGTATTCCCGTTAAATTGTGAACCGGGAACCGGCGAGACCATATAAGTGGATTTAGTTTCTTCCATCATATAGCCGTATTGCAACACGACTGCATCGTCTTGCCACTTGGCAACATTGGTAATCAAG